ATGAAAGTAACTCGTCTTCCTCCGGAGTCAATGTATCGTATTGAAACAACTAAAGGAAGAGTAGTAGAGTTTCAGCAATCAAAAGAAGGCCCTGATTATCAGAGTTTGACTAGGGCACCTGTAGTTCATTCAACAGATCAGGATATAGCCATGGCAACTGCCATACGCTTTAGTCCTGAACAAGTAGTCCACGCACGCCTGGGTGATGATAGAAGAACTTTTTATCCTTATGGCGTGAGTATTTGTGAACCTGCTAGAGGACCTGCAAATCAATTAAGACTCATGGAAGACGCCATGTTGGTGTATCGTTTATCGAGAAGCCCTGAAAGAAGAGTATTTTATATCGATGTTGGTCAATTACCCCCTTTCAAAGCAGAAGCATTTGTTGAAAGGCTTAAAGATCAATTCAGAAAAAAGAAAGTAAGTCACAATCATGGTGCAAGCGGAAGTAATCCAAACTCTGTCGATGAAAGATATCACGCCCCAGCAGTAGATGAAGACTTTTGGCTTCCTATACGTCCAAATTCAAATACCAAGATTGAAACTTTACCTGGTGCGCAGAATCTTGGTGAAATTGATGATGCAATTTATTTCCGTAACAGATTATTTACGGCTCTTCAGTTTCCAAAAAATTACATGAACACTGAAGACCCAAATCAAACCAAGGTTACTTTAAGTTCTCAAGATGTAAGAGTAGCAAGAATAGTAGAAAGATTTCAGGCTCCTTATGAGGATATTCTTTGGGAAATTGCAGATCGCCATCTTAAATTAAGAGGATTTCCGCCTGAAACCTATAATGATCTCAAGATCAAAATGACACAACCTTCTGAATGGCGTGAATTAAGTAGAGCAGAAGTTACAAACAGTAGAATCCAAAACGCTAATAGCATCAAAGGCGCTGGTTTGATGTCAGATTTTGATATTCTTACAATGTGGCTGGGTTATAGCGAAGAGAAATCTAAAGTTCTTGTTGCAAGAATGAAAATGCAGAAGCTTGAAGAAGCCAAGTTGCAAGTTCTTTCACAGAACCCCGCATTGCTTGGTGTTGGCATTCCTTCCGATCAAGATCAGCAACAGCAGCAACAAAATCAAATTGGTACTACGCCTGAGGGTCCGAATAATGAAATTACGCCTGAAGGACTTCCTCAGCCTCCGCAACAACCAGGCGAACAACCTGAAGGTCAGCCTGGCGCTCCGACAGCAGGTATGCCTGAAGAAGGACAAAGCGCTGAATCAGTACCACTACGTGAGCCTACAGAAGAAGATCTTATCAAGTATGATCTTGAAATTCAGAATTACGCTAGTGAAGAAGATTATGAATCTGGCGATGATTCCGAGTATTAAGGATAGTACGAATTATTTGTTGCACCGTTTTCATTGGGGTTTGGCTTATTAACGACCTGATTTTCTCCGTCGATATAAGCTAAACCTCTTTTTATTGGATTTGCAAAAAATTCCTGCGCACGCTGGATCATGTCCGTTGCGCCTTCTTTATCTTGTGGATTTCCGGCTAGATTTGCATATTTTAAAATAAAATTTACTGCTCTGGTAAAACCACCAGGATTAGTCATCATATTATCAAAAATTTGCAACATTGTTCTTTTAACGATAAGCCTATCGTGTTCGTCCAAGTGAGAAAACATTCTCAAAATTGAATTTTTATCAGCGGACTTGAAAAGATGATGAATATCATCCTCTTGAACTCTTTCAGATAGGTACTGCGAAAATTTTTTCATGTCCCACCAATAATTGACGACTTCTGCATAGATAATTAGATAATTGGAAGTATATTTTCTTTGTCTTTACTGTTACAAAGAATTACCTCCTTACTATATAACGCTGAGAGGGTTATATTTTAAAATCTTTTAAGGAGATTTGGCATGAAAAAGACATTTGTTAGTTTTGAAGAATATAAGAATATAGAAAAAAATTCACTAACAGCTGTAGAGAGGGAACTTTCTGAGGCTGCTGAGTTCGTAGGCCGTGTATGTGGCGATGCGAATATGCAACTATATTGCATCAACGAAGATGTAGCCACCTACGTTAATAGCGATGGCAACCTCGTTCAGGCAAACTATACCGTAGAGGGCGACAAGATTCTTCTAGAAGACATTAAGGAGCTTGTTGTAGAGCAAGAGAATCTCAATGCTAGCCGCAAGGCAATTGTTACAGCGATGGTTGATAACATCCTTGAGGATAACCTCGAAATCGCTAACACCAGGTTTTCTGAGTATTTCGAGACACCTGTTGTTAAGTCTCAGCTTCGTGAGGGTGTAATCCTCGAAGCCGAAGAAAAAGAAGGCAAAAAGAAGAAGAAAAAGAAGGGAATGCCAGAAGGCCTCAGGAAATATCTTGAGAAGCATGGCAGTCCTCTTGGCAAAAAGCACAAGATGGGCAAGCATGACAAGCGCAAGATGAAGAAGGATAGCCTTGATCACAAGAGGCTCAAGAAAGTCGCCGAAAAGGCTGGCGATCACAAGTTGAAGGAATGGGGCGTTATTGCTCGCAATATCCTTGAGTTTGTCGATTTCCGTCAAGACGGTGATTTCTACCAAAATGTCCGCACTCAGCGTGATTCTAAGGGTAATTTGACTGGAATTGCTATTCCTCGCACAAATGTACGCAACGAAGGCAAGATTCTTATGTTGCAGTACAAGGACATGGCAAACATCATCGATGGCCGCTACAAGGTTCTCTCAGAATCTTTCGGACAGCAGTCAAACTGGTTGAAAGCTGTTAATGACATGCGTCGTTTTAACGCTATGTCCAGCGGCAGCGACCTCCAGAATTGCTTCGAGAATGTTATTGCTGCTTGGCCAAACTTGCTCTATATGAGCCGTGGTGAATTAGCTAGCAAGATCAACGAAGCACTTGAGATGTCTGGTGCGAGAAACTATGACGACGACACTTGCGCCTTCTTGGCTGACGGTGTTGTCAGAACCGCTCACAAGACCTATACCGATAAGGTTGGCAAGATTTTCAATGCCGCAGGTCGTCAAGCTGATCTTGATGATTTCGAGGCTTTTGCCGCTATCAGCGAAGCAGTCTTCAAGAAGGCTGACGAAACCATTCGTGCTGAGCGTCAGGTATTCAAGGATCTTTATCGTAGCCTATCTGAAGTCTATCGTATTGCCCGTTCTATGGGTGATGAGGCTACAGGATACGAAGTTTCCAGCTTGATCCATGAGTGCGAATCAGTTCTTAAGAACGAAAGCGTCCCCAGCTTGGGCGTTGCAGAAGACCTAGCACTTTACCTAGAGTCTGCAACTCAGTCCCTCGATTTCGACGGCGCTCCTTGGACTGTAATGTCTCCTGTAATCAGCATTAATGGCGACAATCCTTTCATTCACAAGTATGGCGCTATGAACGGCAGCCCTGGCGATCACAAGGGCCCCTATGATCTTAGCCCCACGTCTGACGGACACACTGTCAAGACTGACGTAACTGGTATGGAATATTACACCAATATGCATGGCAAGGACTTGAATCCAAGTCTTCACAATCCTTATGCCCCCGAAGCCGGAAATTTTGAAATCAAGGGAGCTACTCCTATGGTTTCCGATACCTTCGAGCTTGGAACAGCAGGTGGCAAAGATACATGGCCAGCTTTGAACAATCCCTATATTCCCGGAAAAGAAATGTCCTTGGGAGATAGCTTCAAACTAATTGATCCTGCTAATGCCAGCAATTACAAGAAGAATTTAGACGTAGTCCCACAGGATGACGTTCTTGAAAAGACAGCAAAGAGCTAACCCAAAGGAGATACCGTGAATCAATATCTACTTGTTGACTGCTGTAGTCATGGAGGAATAGAGCTTTCCATGAACGAGTCCTCTGAAAAAGGACTCACTAAGTTCCGTGGAAAATTCCAAGAGGCGGAAGCCGTTAATAAAAATAAGAGAATGTACAGCTATAGTGTACTAAATGAGAATGTAAAGAAATTGCAAGAATGTGTTAAGGCAAGAGGACTTGTGGGGGAACTCGATCACCCAGAAGACAGCATTATTCATTTTGAAAAAGCTTCTCACGTTATCACCAAGTTATGGTGGGAAGGCAATATTCTCATGGGAGAAGGTGAGATTTTAAACACCCCCCATGGCAAAATATTGCGTGCCCTCATTAATGATGGAGTTCGTGTTGGAGTTTCTTCCCGTGGCGTAGGCAACGGCAAGACAAATGAAAATGGCATCCTTGTAATTGACGAGTCTTACAAGCTCATCACTTTTGATGTGGTTGCTGACCCGTCTACCTTTGCCGCTTTCCAAAAGAAGGTTGGCACAACCAAGGAGAGTCAGGAGTACACTCCAGAGGTTTTTGAAAAATCCCAGAAAAAAAATGAAACCAGCAGCATACATAACATAAACAAAGATGCTCTGATAGCATGTCTGGGCGGAATTGTAAAGGCTCAAACTAACAACATCAAAATGAGGTTAGGATAATGGAACATAAAATCGTTGAATCATTGAAAAAGCTACTGCCTGAAGATCAGGTTAATGAAGTCGCTTCTGCCGTCTCAGAAATGCTCGCAGAGGCTACCGAATCACTCGAACAAGAGTATAACACCAATCTCGAAGAAGCCTACTCTCAGTTATCTGCTGAGTTGGCCCAAGCCGAGAAGGTAGCTTACCAGGGATATCAAGAGGCTTACGAGATTATTAATGACCTCAACAGCCGCCTAGAAGTCCAAAAGGCCGAATTCGAGAAGACTCTCGAAGAGGGCTACGAAGAAGCATATCAGATGCTTCTTTCCGAAAGAAACAGCAAGGGCAAGGTTGAAGTTGACCTCTATGAGGAATACGACGCTAAGCTAGCTGAAATGAAGAACTATATTGTGGAGAAGGTTGACCAATTCCTCCAACTCAAGGGCGGAGAAATTTACGAGCAAGCTCGTCATGACCTCATGAACGATCCTCGTATTGTCGAGCACAAGGTTGCTCTCGACAAGATCGTCAACATCACCAGCAATTATCTATCCGATGAGGAAAAGACTTTTGCAACAACAACTAAGCTCGATGAAGCCGTTAAGAGAGTTGATGAGTTGAAGGGTCAGCTTCGTATGCTCGAAGCTAGAAACATTCGTCTCAGCACCGAAAACACACGTCTCAATGAGTCTGTTCGCAGAACCTCTTCTGTCATGACGGAAGCTCGCAAAGTTATGCCTGTTGAAAACAAGAAGGCAAAACTTATGACCGAGCAGAAAGAAAGAGCAGCGAAAGTAAAGACAGCAAGTGGGAGAGGACATATTGACACCGACAACGTCCAGGTTATTGCGGAATATAACACTGGATCCGGTGAAGCTAACGAGCTACTTATTCTTTCCGGCGTGAAGAAGAATAAGAATTAATTTTTAAGGAGTTAATCAATGAACGCTAATGCAAGATTTTTGAATGAAGCAAAAGAGCTTGAGACTCGTTGGAGCAAGACTGGTATTCTAAAGGGCATCGATTGCCCCTATGTCCGCTCTGCAACTGCAGTTCTACTTGAAAACCAGAGGCTCATCAACGAAACAGCTACCGATACATCCGACGTTGCACAGTTCAAGAGAATTTCGATTCCTCTTGTCCGTCGTATTTATCCCCAGCTAATCGCTAACAAGATTGTTAGCGTGCAGCCACTACTCGGCCCAACCGGCCTGGTGTACTATCTCCGCTTCCGTTATAGCTCCAACAAGGGCTATATGCAGGGCGCAAGCAACGACAACGGCTTCCCCGCCGATGACGTTACCTCGCTCCAGCAGAGGGCTAGCGGTGATGCCAACCTTGACATCTACTACTCCAGCCAGTTCGTCCAGAACGAGAAGACCCCTGACACTATTGCCGTTCCTAACGCAACAGTAAACATGGGTAACTTCCAGCACACCCCAATTCTAGCCGGAACAATCACCGGTACTGTTTATCTAAACGGCACCGTTACCCAGACTTTCACAGTCGCTAGCTCTGGCCAGTTCACCTTCAACACCGTTTCTGGTACCGACCTCGCTACCAGCGGTTCACTTGACCTCAACACAGGTGGCTTCAGCCTAACCTGGAACGGCACCGCTGCTGGTCCTGTTTATTGCGTAGTTTCCTACGAGTACAACATGGAATGCAACCAGGATCTCCCTGAAATCAACCTAGTCGTTGAGTCAGAAGAGATCGCTGCTAAGACCCGTAAGTTGAAGGCAGTTTGGTCCTATGAGGCTCAGCAAGACCTCCGCTCACAGCACAATCTTGATGCTGAAGCTGAGTTGACCGCTGTTCTAGCACAGGAAATCAACCTCGAAATCGACCGTGAGTGCGTACAAGACCTTCGTCAGAACGCCGGTACAGTCGCAGCTTGGGACCTCGCTACCGCCCTTGGTGATACCATCAAGGAAAAGTACGAGTCTCTATACGTTAAGATCGTTGAAGTTTCCAACGTTATCCACAGGAAGACCCTCCGTGGTGGCGCTAACTTCATCGTAACCTCTCCTGAGGTTTCTTCGATCTTCGAAACAGCTACCGCCGGTTTCGCACCTGCTCCTTCTGAGACATTCACTAGCTCCCTTGGTATTCAGTACGTCGGTACTGTTGCTAACCGCTACCGTCTCTACAAGGACCCCCTATTCCCCACCAACCAGTTGTTGATGGGTTACAAGGGCGACAGCTACATGGATAGCGGCTACTTCTATTGCCCCTATGTACCTCTAACACAGACACCTGTCGTGCTAGATCCAGAAAGCTTCTGCCCACGTAAGGGAATTTTAACTAGATATGGCAAGAAATTGCTACGTGAAGGTGCTAAGTTCTATGCCCGTCTATCAATTGCTAACTTCGTTGTCTAACGATAGCAACTGATATCAAACTGATATCTTTGGAACCCCGACTGTAAAAAGTCGGGGTTTCTTTTTTTTTATCAAATAGCTATAATAATTTGTTGCGGGTGTAGCTCAAAGGTAGAGCATTTGCCTTCCACGCAAAATGTTGCCCGTTCAAGTCGGGTCACCCGCTTTTAGAGGTAAATTATGGCGACAATACAAGACTTGTTAAATGATTTAAATAAAATCAACAAAGACAATCAAATATCTATATTTCAGCCTAGTGGATTAGGAGTACAGCCCAATTTCCATATAACAGAGATTGGCAAGACAACAAAGAATTTTGTAGATTGTGGTGGCAATAAAAGAACAACCACCAATACTACTTTGCAGATCTGGGTTGCTAACGATAGGGAACATAGGCTTACAGTTGGTAAGTTAATTAAGATTATTGAAGCCGGAAAAGACTTGGTTAGCGATGAGGATGAAATTGTTTTTGAATACGACAATGGTTATACATTAGGATTATTTGGAATTGAGTTGTGTCAAATTTTAGATACTGTATTTAATATCTTTTTAAGTAAGCGTAAGGCAGCTTGTTTGGCCCCTGATCAGTGTGGTATAACAGCAGAAAATAATTGTTGTGGTAATAAAGGCTGTTGCTAACTCTAATATAATGGCTGGTAGGCATATGGCGGTCGTTTTAGCTCTTTCCTGACTCGGATGCCTTTTAGCAAGATGGTGAAGATTAAGAGCGTCAGCCCTTGCACAGCCTATTCAATCTCATGTATAAGCTTGTTTGTATTTTCAATACCTCTTATGAACATGAAGAAGTAAAAAACATTAAATGTAACGCTATAGAGTTTATCTACGTAGAGCAAAGTGGATGTAATAGCACCTATTGAGGGCTGTGTGTATACCAGAATTAGCATAGTAGCCAGGTGCATGATTATGGACAGAGAATCATTGAAGAAGAAATTAGCAGCATCTAGGTTGGATTTTGTGACATAATTTTTGCTTAGACTTTGAAGGTGGTTTTGGTATTCTAAATTTTCCATGAGTGAATGATTTATATTTTCTTTTTCTGCCTGGATGTTTAGATCAATTTTTTGGGTTTTAAAACTGTATACTTTATTGACTGTAATCATACCGACAAAAAGTATTGTGGCTAATATGCCAATTTTATGGTCTGTTAAGTAAAGCATCGCTAGTGCTGTAGTGGCTCCAATTATTGCTTGTATTATTTGTGGCAAACTAAATTCAAAAAAGTCTGAATAATATCCTACTAGTTGATACCTTGCCGCTATTTTTGCTGGCATAATATTTTTAGTTCTTAGAATTTGTATGGCTTTTATAGCCTTATTGCAGAATATTTGCATGAAGACTTTTGTGTCATATCTTTTTAGGAAAAAACCAATAAGCAAAGCTATAATTTCTGCGCCAAGTAGAACAAAAAGATAGTAATTATCTTTAATTAACAATCCGTCAATGGCTTTGCCAAGAAGATAAGGTATGAGAGAGAATAGTCCATACTGTATTACCAGCATGGTGTATATGAATATTATTTGAAACTTATTTTCTTTAAGAATTTCCTTGATCATTTTCTTCTTTTGGTTCTTGATCTTGGAATAGATTGGGGTTTGGTGAATCCTGCATTTGGAAAATTTTCAAAACTACATATATTCCTATAGCAAAAATAGACAATATAGAAATTAAATCCAGCATCTTAATTCCATCCGCCTTCTATCGGTTGCCCTTTTGTCATGGAACGAATAACTTCTTTCAAACGATCTATTTCATCCAGGCATTTAATTATATCAGTTCTGGCACTTGCAATGAATGAAGCGTTATTTTCTTGATTTTGATTTTGTTTTATTAGGGCGATAGGATGATAGTGATCAATTTCTCCGCAATACACTGTCCAGATTCCATTGTGTAAATCTGTAACCCAGGGACCGTTTGTAGATTTTTTAATTCTGTCTTCGATTTCTTTTTTTTCGGTTTCTGTTAGCATATATTTCCCTATTTTACATTAAAGTGTTTTTTAATTAAAGCGTGAACTTCTACAAGCGCTAAATTCTTCTGAGTACCGTCACCTAATTGTTTATCCGGTTGTGTAGTGACATGGTGGGCGTAATTTTCTATTATTTGCAAACAGATTTCTACAGTTTCTTTTTGTATTGTTTCCTTGGTGCATTTTTTTAATTGATCTTGGATATATTCGTAATCTAAAACAAGTTGTTCCAGGGTTGCAATAGGAACAATAGTCGATGGTTTAATAATAACATTATCAGTCGATTTGATTTGTTCTTTGATTGCCTTTATCAATTTTTCCGATAACATTTTATTCCTTACGAAAAAAGTTCATCATAATCTAGTATTTCCCAAATTTTTTCATCAGCTTTTCTTCTTTCTTCGTTGTAATCTGGTATATTTTTAATTGTTTTTTTATGGTTAGTTAAAGCTCTTTTAAGACCTTTTATTTTTGCTCTTATTTTAAGCATAATTTCCATAGCATCATCGAGACTCTCTTGAAGTAGTTCGATGTGGTCAATCATTTCATCTTCAGTCATTTTCCTCCGGTTCAAATTGATTACATCCCTGGTGTTCCCAAGTTAAAAGAGCTTTCCTGGGACTATTTTTATTAGCGCAAACACCCCAATCAGAACCTAAAGCACCATTTAGTTTTACAAAGTGTTTGCAGCCGCATGAGCAATCTGGGCCAAAATCAGTTTCTCTGGATCTTTGACCGTATGGTTCAAAGTCAGATGGAAGTTTAATTAGGATTTGCTGAAGAGTTTCATGCATCTTTGACATGATGGCTGAGTGACATCAAAAAACAAGAAAGGAAAGCGAAGAGGAGTCCTTGTAGTTTGCCATCTTCGCTTCTGAGTCCAAAGAAGAATATGAAACAGAGCATTACACTTAAGAAACTGCAGATAAGGCAGCTTGCGTACAACGCTTTTCGGATGTTTTCTGGCATTGCTTGCACTCCTGTAATTGCTTGCGAAGTGATAATACCTCATCTGCTAATTTTTTGCAAGCTACT